GTTGGTCCGCGATGCTCGCGCCGCTTTCGCCGTTTTCGTTTTCGGTTTTTTCGCAGGTGTCGTCATCCCGGAACCTAAACTTTGCTGGCACTGACGCAACCACTATTTGACCGGCGGCGAATCTGCGGCGAATCTGCCATCATGTCGCGATCATGGCGTGTTCACGTTAATGCCAGTGTGCCAGTGTGCCACTGGGTGACGTTCGGCAAGCCGGTGTCACTGGCAGTGTGTCACCGTCACGTCATCGCATGGCTTGGCAACGTCACCGTGACATTGACCCCGGTATGACAGACACTCGGTTTTTGGTGGCACTGTTGGGCGCACTGGCGGCGGCGGCTTTTGCCATCTCCGCAGGCAGTCTGACACAGTTGGCAGAGTCCAGGCATCTGCCATTCCCTTGGCTTCTGCCATTCATCCTCGATGGTGGCGCAGTAGGTGTGGCATACGTAGCATACTCTGCTGCTTGTGACCGAGTTGCGAGCCGGGGCTATGCTGTCATAGTCGCGGCATTCACGGCAGTGTCAGTGTCCTTCAATGTGTGCCATGTTTGGCATGATGATGACATAGTCACCAGCATCGTGCATGGCACTCCGCCAGTGGTGCTGTACGTGTTCCTCGAGGTCTTGTTATCACGTCTCCGGCAGCAACGGTCACCGGTGCCGCGTGTCGAAGCGGATCGAGTGCCACCGACTGTGCCACCGACTGTGCCACCCGTGGAACATAAACGTGCCACACGGAACACGGGGAACACGGTCACGGTGGCACAGCAAGCTGCCGCTGCCGGTGTGTCGGTGCGGACATGGCACCGTCGCCGCGCTAGGTCACAGTGACAGAAGTTGAGCCAACCGGTCGATGGACTCGTGACACGTCGTCACGGCTTGAGCCAACTCCTCCCGGGACGCACTGCCACCGGACGCCGCAGCTTCCAGGCGTTGCAGGCGAGACTCAAGGTCTCTCGGGAGCGACAACGCCTCCAAGGTGCCGCCGGAGTCAAGGTGCGACAACAACGCCGAGACCGCAAGGCGCACCAAAGCAGACACCGTTTTGCCGGTAGCTTGCGATGCCTGCTCAAGCCTGACCCGGTCTTCCCCCATGTTCACGTTAACAGTTCGCAATTCCATAGCTTTATGATACATCGCACCGTTGAGACGCAAAGAAAAAAAGGTATATCGCCAGTGAAACTTTATAGAAATATCATTAACGCGCCATCTTTTTTCTTGATTCAGCCATAGTTGTGATAATTTTACGCCATGAATGAAAACACCATCGCGGAACTCGAGAGCCGCATCGCCTCTCTCGAGCGAAAACTCGGCATCGCAAAGCCTGGATTCAGCGAGTTCTCCCCGGAGGACTTCGTGACCCCGAAGCAAGCGGCTGAGATGGCGGGGATCCCCCTCCCCACCATTTATTACCACATGCAGAAGGGCAACTTGCCCTCGATTCGCGTCTTCGGAAGGATCCGAATCGCAAAACGTGACATCTCCAGCCTTTTCACGAAATGAACGCGCAAAACGCCACCCCCGAACTCTTTGCCGCTCTTGCAGCGGCGCAAGCCGAAGTCGAGAATGCCGCTAAAAGCAGTGTCAACCCGCACTTCAAGTCGCGTTATGCGGACCTTGCCGAGGTGCTGTCCGTCACCCGCCCCGTGTATAGCAAACACGGGGTCAGCTTGGTGCAGGCGGGCAACCTCGCGAACGGTCTTGTCACCGTCACGTCTATCTTGGCGCACAAGAGCGGAGGTTATATCACGGCAGAAGCGTCGTGCGTCCCGGCCCGCACCGATGCCCAGGGTGTCGGCGCGGCGATGACCTACTTGAGGCGGTATTCTGCTGCCGCCCTCCTGTGCATCGCGCAGGAGGATGACGACGGTGAAACCGCAGTCGGTCGTCGAACCCCGATGCCTGCGGCGAAACCCGCACCGGTCCCCGCACCGGTCCCCGCCCCTCCCAAGAAGGGCTGGGAACCCTCTGCTGCTCTTCTCGCCGAGGTCGCCAAGTGTGGCGATGACCTTATGAAGTGGGATAACCTGCGTATCAGGTCTGCAAAGTCGATGGCAAGGCTGTCCCCGGAACACCGGGAGCAAGCCGAGGCTTGGATCGTCACGCAACAGACGGTTGCCCTTAGCAGTGAAAATCTTCCTGACTGGCTGGCATGAACACTGAAGAACGCATCATCACAACCGACGTTTATGTCGGTGAGGAACTTCAGGACATCACGGTTGAGGCTAGCGTCACTGTGCCGGAGTCCGAACGCACTTGGTGCCGGTGGGAAGATTCCCACCCGGGTGGCTACGCCGAGATCATCGCCCTGACGGTGACCGGCGAGGACGGGAGCGATATCGACTTCGACGATCTCGCTTGGATGGAACAGCAACGCATCATACGCCTCATCAATGAATACCGCTGACGGACCCTATCATTTCGACGAAGATTCTTGGTCAATCCTGGAGGACTGTGAAGTCTTCATGGAGTTGCCCGAGAGCATGCCCGACTGGGTGGCGCAGCAGATCACCGATTTGCTGAACGAGGATTTCCGCCAACGTCTTTCGGAGACGCTCGCATGGAGCAAGGCGGAGATGAACCAGATTGAAAGATTCAAGCTGCGATTCAATGACTGAAGGACTTTACCTGCGCCCTTCGAGCCTTGCCAGATACGAGGCGTGTCCCGCTTCGTATTGGCTCGGCCAGGGAATCACGCTCCCTGAGAGCAAGGATGCCGCCATCGGCACCCGGGTCCATGAATTCATGTCCGGCAAAAGCGTTACCCTCTCTGCTGACGAAGCGGACATGGTCGAGGTGCTGACCGATGCGTTGGCTTCTCTTTATGAGACCGAGCCTGACCTAGTCGAGATTGAGATCAAGGCGCATATTATGCTTCCGTCTGCCAAGCTGGAAGGCACCGCAGACCGGATCGAAGTCAGGGGCAATCGGATCACCGTCATCGACTTCAAGACCGGGCGCAATGCAGTGTCTCATGCGGCGACGAACCTTCAGCTGCACGCTTATGGATTGATCGCACTCTCCCGGCACCGGGGGGTGGAGGAGGTTGAGCTTGTGATTCTTCAGCCTTACGCCCCTAGGGGCGGAAGCCGTGCCGTGTTTACGCGGCAGGAGATGGCGCAGACGTATCACCGGCTTGTCGCTCTCGTCGGCGCCATCAATGCCGCCGCCCTGCGGGGGACGCCTCACAAGGGTGATCACTGCACCTACTGTCCAGCCCTTGCCACCTGCCACGCGCACCGGGAAACCATTGGCGAACTTGCTACGGTGGATAGCCACCCGGGACGGTGGGAAGCTGCGACCGTTGACGAAAAGCTGGCCCTTTGGGACAAAATCAAAGGAGCCAAGAAAGCCATTGCCCTCATCGAATCCCTCTATAGGAGAGACCTTGAAGGGAATGGAGACTTCTTCGGCGGGAAGATCTTCCTTGGTGCCGGACGCACCCAACGGGAAGTGACCGATCCCGGTGGCCTGCTGCGGGAACTGTCTCGCGAGTGTCAACTCGACCCGGCGGAGTTCGCTCAGGCTTGCAAGGTGCGGCTGGGAGACCTCGAAGGCATCGTGAAAAAGCGGCAGTCGAGGAAGGGCAAGGAGTTCGCGGAGTGGTATGCCGGTATCCTCGACCGATACTCGGAAAAAACTACAACCAGGGGGGCACTGGAGACCAAGTGAATAACCTGGCCGAACTTGCAATCCCCATTGAGTTCTTTTTGTCCCGAGACTACCGGGGGAGCGAGCCGCTCGACCGAGGAACATGGCTTGCTCTCTTGGCTCATTGCTACGTGGAAGGCAACGACGGGCGCATCCGGGGCGCGGGACGATGGACCGACCGAACCGCACTTCAGGTGGCGGGCGTCACCATGCAGGAGATCCGCAAGGACTCCGGCTTGTGGACTTGGGAGGGGGAGGATCTCGTCGTCTCACACTACAAGCCCCGGCAACTCACGGCACCCGCCATCCCTGCGGCGAATCCTCCGCGAACGATCCGCACCTTACAGCAGGAAGCCTCGGAGATCGTTTCATTGTATCACAAAGCGGCAAGGGTGGGGCGCATCGTTGCTCAGTGTGAGTTCGCAATTCATAGGAGCGTGACGGAAGGGAAGGGGACTCTCGAAGAAATCCGCGTGAAAACGGAGGCCATTTGTATCATCCTCGACGCCCTCCAAGAACGTCGATGGATCCCCGCCCCGTTCACCTTCTTCGATCAGGAACAGTGGAGGAATCCACCCCAGTCGTTCCTGCCCCGTCAGGCTCCGGTGCAGCAGGCTCCGGCCCGCCAACCTTGGCAGGTCAAGAAAGACTTGGAGGTCATCACCGAACAAATCAATGACCTCTGCACGTCGGAGGATAGCTATACCTACAAGCGAGTGGTGACCGACGAGGAGACCGGCTCGCGTGAGCTGCGGAAGCTGATGAAGGACGAACCAAAGCAACGCCTTGCCGCCCTTCGCGAGAAGAAGAAACAACTCCAACTTGAAATCCAATGACCAGCACTATCATCAAAACACTCATGCCCAAAGAGGCTATCGAGTTCATCGCGCACCAGATCGATTCGATCCAGGCGCGACTCGGTCACACCCTCGACGATCAAATCGCCACCGTCAGCCTTGACCGATTGGCGGAAGATATGAACGTCCCGGTGAACTCGATCACGATCTTGATCGACCGTGCCAATCAACCAATCATTGCAATCGGGGGACGACGCTTCGTCAGGAAAACCTCCTGGCTTGAAGTCCTCAAGCTCAACGAAAAGACCAAGTGAAGATTCACACACGTCCAGCTCCAACAAATGCTGTTCGGTGGGTGGCATTCAGTTGCTCTCATTGCCCGCTCCAAGACCAAGAAGCGGTCGATGCCGTGCGGGAGGCTGTTGCCGACTTTGCACCTCACCGTATTGTCATGCTGGGCGATCTTCATGAAGCGGATTCTGCGTCCCGGTGGCCGAGTGAATACGACTGGAGCATCGAAGACGAGTATATCTCCGCAAGCGAGATGCTAGCCTCGATTCGACTTGGACACCCAACCGGGGACGTGCAATGCGTGTTCTTGCCGGGGAATCATGACGCCAACATCGAGGCAATCGCCCGCCACCCGCGCAAGCAACGGGCGCTGTTGTCTTGGCGGGTGCCGCAATACATCCAGCGCAAACGGGGCGGCGAATGGTGGATTAACCAAGAGTTCTGCCAACACTGGCGGACGGTGGCGGACTACCGCTATTCGAGGAAGCGCGGCATCTACCGCATCGGCAGCACAGTCTTCACGCACGGCTACAATTCCGGCGTGAACGCGGACGAGGATCACGCTATAGACCTTGGCTGGACGTTCGGACTTACAGTTTGCGGTCACAGTCATCGACCCACGGAAGGCTATGCTCGCCAGGTCATGAAGACACGTCGCCGCCCGCTGCCCTGGTGGTATCTAAACGCGGGTTGCACCCGAGATCTCTACCCGGAATACGCGGAACGGCAGTTCTCTTCCACCTGGGGGAACGGTGTAGCCTACGGGTGGAGTATACCGATTAACTCTCCCCGCCATGACCGTTCCCACTGGGACGCATGGTGCGAGGTGACCAAGTTCCACGAATCAGCTTTTTCTCAACCATACAAACACAATGCCTAGACCTATCAAAATCAAAATTGATGTCACGAAACTAGACAAAGAAGCCTTCTTCCGCGCCCCATCGGGATCGGTGTACGTGGACATCGTCGCATGGCCGAGCAAGTCTTCCCGCTTCGGGGAGACTCACTCGCTGAAGCAACAGTTCCCGAAAGACGACCCGCGCAACCAAGGTTCGCCTTACGTCGGATCGCTCACCCTGCCTGACAACGACGAACTCCCGATGTAATGCAAGACTACTGGAACGATCCGCCGGACGGCGATGAACCCCCGGAATGCTGCGGCGATTACATGCTCGACATGGAAGGTGCCTTTGTGTGCCATGTCTGCGGACGACGCATCGAAGAGTTCCCTGACTGGGAACCCATGGTAGAACCTGAACCTGTCATGGAACTCGATTGGGTGGACGAGTTTTGTCCACATAACAACCCATGGCATGACTGCGATGCCTGCGACTACTTGTCGGACCAAGCCTATGATGCTTGGCGTGAAGGCTAGGCTGGGGCGCGTGTCGCGCAGGGGCGGGCCGGGTGGCTCGCCCCTTTTTTATTCGTAGAGCATAGCCGCACTGAACCACTCGTCAGCGACTTCAGGCGTGATATTTAAGACTTCGCGCAACGCTTCGATCTTGGGACCTTTTCGCCGAACGGTGGATGTATACTCGAACCACTCTATCATGATCGCTTTCTCGGTGGCGTCCGCAATTGAGTTGATTGCCGACTCCACTTGCGCTTTAATTCCCCGCCGGATGAGCATTTCTCCGAACTGCGCTCGCGTCAAAACGAAAGTCTGACGCAACACCTCAATCTCACTTGCTGTCAACGCAACTGCGCGCCACTGCATAACGGGTTCGCCATCTATGACCACCCAAAAAGCCTCCGCACGTTCATACAGCCCCACCGAAATCGGGGCGACACCGAGAGGTGAACGCGAGCATTCAATCACGCTCTCGTTTTGCGCGATAAACTCATGGCTGGGCACCCACTCATTAGGTGCATCGTGGATCTCGCCGTTAATTAGAAGCTGCCTCATATCAATCTGGATACGATGTAAAGATTTCAGCCCAATCTGATTGGTTGCCACTTAACGCGGTCTCACCGAATGAATTATAAGCCGTGACGTAGATAAAGTACGTTCTCTCAAACAGAGCAGGCCCCCACGTACTTCCATCAAAGTTTGCGTTAATGTTAGCCTGCGCCAACGTGATCGTTGCCCGCAAGATGATCGGGTCATTCCAGCTCCCGCTTTTTGCGTAAATCTTGTAGCCTTCAGCTCCCGCTGGTTGCTTGGGCTGCCAAGAAACATCAATGTAAGCGTCAGTGTTGCTTACGTTATAGTTGTTGTAAGCCGAGAGGTTTATAGGGGTAAACACAACCGGCCCGGACGGAGCGGAAACGAAAACATTTGCGATGTTATACGATACAATCATGATATACGATACAATCATGACCAGTCTACGCGGAATCCAATGAGAGTAGTGTTGCCAGCACTTGACCCGGACTCGGAGCCGGGGACACGGGAGATTTCCAACATCAGCCACTCCCCGGCATTGATCGTTGTGCTCGGGGTGATGTTGCTCAAAGTCACGTAGTTGACAACAAGCCCTTCCGCTGCCACTACGGTTGCTGCAACCGAAGTTCCCCCCACTGTTATCGGTCCAGACGCCCGAGCCGAAAACCGAACATTACCAGTTGCAGACGGACGGAAGCATAGAGTCAAGGAAAACGTAGTCCCTGCTCCTGTTGGTTTTATCAGGCGATACAGGAACGCTGTTGTTCCGGTGGAAGGAAAATTGACGCCAGCCGACACACCGCTCGTTGCTGTGCTAGCCGCCGCCGATCCTGGCGGAAACCCGGAAAGTGCCGGGAAAAAGATTGGACCTACCGGGCCTTGCGGACCGGTCGCCCCGTTGCTACCGTTGGCCCCGGTGGCCCCGGTGGCCCCAGATGCACCTCGAATATCGATAGCGTCCGCCAACTGCGATGTCAGTCCGCTCGAGCCTAAATAGTCACCAGTCGAAGGCTTGCTGCCACCGCCACCAGTCCAATCCGTTACTCGAAGAACACGCCTTGCGCTATCACTGACGACGGCAAAGATAGGACTCCAGCCAGTCGCGCCTTGAGGTCCGTTCAGGACTGTCGAACTGCTTGCCGAGGAAGAGGTTGGTCTTATGACAGGACGACGGCGAGGCATTTCCTCACATTATCACACGTCACTGACCAGTCAACCGTGAATGAGTAAGCGACCAATACCGTGTAGCTTCATCCGGCGTGCGGGCGTTTCGATAGTGACGCATGAACGTCTTGATTTCTGTGTGACCCATCTCTGCGCGTACCGTGTCAGCAGTCACGCCAGGGCTTGCCGCAAGATATGAACCAAATGAGTGCCGGCATATGTCTCTGCTAGACCAATTGACGATCACAGACCCATCATCCCGCGTCAAGATACGGTCACGCCACCGGCGGAAGTTGCTCGGGCAGATCGGGCCGGATGGTTTGCGGAACGCTTGCAACCATGAGAACAACGTAGGATTCAACGTGACGTAGCGGTTGATCGCCCCGGTCTTGTCTGCGTTCTTGCTGTCCTTGACCCTGATCAATCCCTGATCCCATAACACGTCTTGCCATGACAAAGTGTTGGGACGCTCAAACTCACAGACCGGACGCACCCCGGCAAAGCAGAGCACAGCGAAATACAGGGACATCGGGGGATGAATTGCTAGGCTACGCTGCAAGATTTCTTCGAGTTGCTCCGGCAATAGCACTGCCACCTCCTGAGCCGGGATGGACTTTCGGCGGATAGCCTCGAGCGGGTTCCTCGGCACCCGGCCTTGCGCCATAGCATGACGGTAAAGACTGGTCATCCAAAGCAACGCCTCGTTGTAGGTCCGCTCCTGCCAACCCAAGCGGCGAGCAGTCGCCTGCAATTCGTCTCGCCAGAAATCGGTGTCCATCGTGCCGACACGTCGATCCCAGATCGAGGCAAACGCACCCTGCAACCTCCGCCAATCTTTCTGCGTCGATGTCTTCGGGTAGTCCACCAGATAGGACTCGACAAGGTGAGCGAGGGTAGGCGATTGCAGTTCCGCCGACAACCTGCGCTCGAAAAGGTCGCACGCTTCTGCCAACCCGGACAACCCGAGGAACTGAAACACCTGATCGTAATGAACGGCTACGCGAACGAGGTCTTCGTTCACGCTCTTGACCGGCGTCACTTTTGCCGCGTTGCCCCGGGTCACTTCCTTCACTCGCAAGGCAGCCATGGCCTCGGAGTCGTAACGCTCCAACGCTCGCTTCCCGCTTGCGGTCATGGAGGGGGGAATCGAGAGCAACCACTTGCGTTCCCTCGGGCAGTAGCGCGGGGACAGACTAGCTTTCTTGGGCATCGTGTCAGAATTTGAATTCCCCTGAATTCGAGGGAATTGGAACTGCGGTGTCAGAGCAGGAAGTCCACGATGCCATTCGCGACGGCACCGGCAAGTTCACTCTGAGAGTTTTTCCACCGGTCCCAGTCGCCTTGGTGATCGCCAAAGAACGGCTCCACAATCACGGCGGGAAACTCGAAGCTACTGAGGAACCCCCTGCCCCGCACTGCGCTTTTCACCCCTCGGTTCACACCCTCCGGCCATGCCTGAGCGATTGCCGTGTTGATCGATCTTGCGAGACGTGTAGACCGAATGTCTTGATCCGCGTTCCAGCACAGGACTTCATGCCCGGTGCCGCCCCCGCTGTTGAAGTGCAATTCGACGCCAACGGTGACCCCGTGCTTCGGGGCTTCCTCGGCAAGCCATGCCATCGCGGACCCGTAGGATCCGCCCTTGTACGCCCAGAACAGTTCGACCGTCAGGTCTGCCCGGTGCAACGCCCGCATCAGCTCGGTTGCCACAACCCGGTTGTACGTCCACTCGGCCACCCCGCCCAGGCTGACGGCACCCCGGTCGCCCAACCTGCTGTGACCAACAAAGATGCCGACGACATCGTTCGATTTGTTGCTTCGCGGACGAAGAGGCGGGGTCTTGCGAAGCTCTTCCTGCAACCTGATCAAGCCCTGCTCGGCTCGCTCATAGTCTTTGGCCCGGATAAAGTCGATAACTTGTGAGAAATGATGCTCCAGATTCATGGCTAATCGTTCGCGTTGGGATACGGAACAAATTCTAGCAGATCAGAACAAATTCAAGAAGTTTCGGAACATTTTTGTTCAGCAAGGGTAAGCTACGGATGCCCAAAACCTAGCACCGTCCGCATGAAAAGCGAGCAATCAGTAGAAACATGACAGCATCGAGCGGCAACTGCCAGAAATCTTTGCTAAAGATGCGTAGTCGGAAGGCTACCGTGGGTTCAAATCCCACCCTGACCGGATTCTGAATGCCACCAAATGCCAATCAGGCACCTGACAGAATCTCATAAGCCAAACAACTTGCGTCGTCACGTTTTCTAATAAATCGGAACAATACGGAACAGTTCCGTTCACATTCCCCTTAGCTCTTCGGGAATCCGGGCAACGACAGTTCTGGTCAAAAGACCGTCAACTTTCCTCCATTCCGCCATCTTTGCCCTTCGTTGTTCTGGAGTCAGATTCTCAAGAAGCTGACCCATCACGATTGCCCTGGTCCCATCTGTAGAGCTTTTCGTCAACAGTCTCCGAACTTCTGGAGTCCTTGACTTCTCACGAATCTCCAATTCTGCCTTTGTTAATCTGTCCTTCAAAGTTTTTCCTTGGTCAGCAGAAATCAAACCTTGCTTGACCATCTCGTTGACTTTCTCAACCTTTGCATTGCCGGTCAGGTTGCGAATCTCGAACTGCGCCTTGGTGAACTTTTCCTTGTTAAGCCGGACTTCCCTTTGATCGGGGTTCTCGAGCAAGTTCCGCACATCGTCGTCCAGGCCCATGGACCGCAAGCTACGTTGTGATATAGGCACTACCAGACTGCGTCCCCCCTTAATGGCAGCAATACCCTCAAGGGACGCAAGAGTAAAGTCAGATACTTCCTGAACGAAATTCTTCTCATTGTCTTTAAGGTTCCTGATTACTACCTTTAGGGGTTCACCCATTTCCAAAGCGGCTTGCGTGATTGGATTTCGCGACTCATACCCTTTGACTCCAAAGCCAAAACGAATAATTGCGCCAAAGGCTTCCCCAAGAAACGGGATGCCGTTCAAAGGCCCGAGTAGCATTGCGAAAGCATATCGCGTTAACGAATCCTCACGGAATTCTTCTTTTTCTTCATCATCAAGCGACCCATATTTGAACAAATCACTGAAGGCTTGAAACGTAACTGGAACCAAAACGTGTCCAACAATCAGTCGTTTCATGCCCTCTTTGAACGCACCGGGTCTTCCATCAAAAGGATTGACCGCATACGTTGAGAGATAAAGGTTTCGTGAATTGGTCATGAACACGTTGAACAACCCGCCGAGACTTCCTGAAAGCTCTAAATCAGTTTTGTTTGCCGGACCTTCGCCAGTTTGTGTTCTCGATGTGATTTCTGCTAGAGCATCTTCGCCTGCTGCGTCTGCTTCATCAATCACCTCTTGAGACGTGATGTCTTTCCCATTCGCTTTAGCTTGGTTCAAGTATTCCTGCCGCCCGTTCATGTAAACGGCATATCCACCGGACATCACAACTGCCATATCGCCCCAGGAAGAAGGAAACATGGAAGCCTCAATTACATACTCAGCAGAGTCCCTAGCCACCAACTTTCCTTTTTTCTTGTTGTACTTCCCGCTAAGAATAGTTTGCAACTGCTTGCTTTGCCCTTGCTTGAAGCGACTTTGAACAAAATCACATTCCAAAAACTTCCGAACTTGCGGCGACATTTCCCCACCAGTTGAAATCCTGACAAGTTCCGCACCAAATTCTGCCTCATACCGTGTGAAAGCCGCTGTTGGAACGTCAAACAAGTAGGCGGGATTGCCTGAAAGCTGCTTTGCAATCTGCGCTATATTCCCCGCCAGACCAGTCAAAACAAAGTTGCGTTTGATGGTATCAACAAACTTACTATTGAACGCATTAACCTGACCATCCGTCGCAATAGCGTGAAGTTTCCGGTTGATCAACCTGCGAAGGTTATCCCCGCCAGACTCCGTCAACGCCTGCTGCATGTCTTTGTTCCCAAAGACCGAGTTCATGTCGCGGACTAGCTCTGCGTAATAAATATAGTGCGCTGCCTCTGACATGTGAGCCATGTATTCTGCCATCGCTCCGTTTGTCAGATCTGGTTCTGCCAAATTCTGAACGCGATCAGAGAGGAAGCCGTAGGAAACCACAGACGAACTGGTGCGATTTCCGTTTTCTGTAACGTCGAGCAATGATGCCGCAGTGATCTTCTGCGCCGGAGAATAGTTCACGAACTTTGTCAGGTTCGTTCCATTCATCCGGCGGAACACTTCGTTGACATCGGAATAAGCGCTCTCGTATTCAGCCGCCAAATGCTCTCGGATCGCAATGCTTCTAGGGGTCAGGAGTTTTTCGGCCTCCGCAATCACCTCTTCAGTCCAGCCCCAGTATTCCAAGTTGCGACGTTGATCAGGTTGACGGGCAAGCATGGTGATCTTGATCAGATCGTCCTGCGACATCACCTGAGCAACTTCTTGGATAGCGTCCCAGTCAGTCAAGTCCAAGTCTTGCAGGTTCTTTTTCTGCTTCAAACGGACTTTCTCTTGGTTCTTTGCAGAGATGAACTCTCTCAAAGAAGAAAGAGTTTCAAGGCCTGCATCGTCCATAACTGGACCAGATCTGACAATCGAACTATTCTGCATCGCCTGTCGCACAACAAGGCCGGAATCGTTAATGTTTAGATTGAGTAGCTGCTTAACTCTTTTTTGATCAACAGGCTTAAGTGCTGCAAACTCAGCATCAAACTCTTCAGAGTTCAAAGAATTCAAACGCCGGATCAACGCTTCGTGCAAACTGGTCAACTCTGCTTCCTCGGACTTCACAAGAGATTCCAAAGCAGCAACTTCTGTTTCGTAATCTTCCAATGCTTCAAATACAACTTGCATTTGCCCTTTGGAAAATGCTTTGCCGTCCTTGGTCAATAGAGTTGCGCCCAGGTCTATAGCTTGCCTCGCTTCTTCTATCGAAACCGTTTGCTTGAAACGATGCTGTTGTCCTGGTTCTTTGCGTAGAACTGTTGCACGTTCCTCGGGCTGAAAGTGATCCAGCAAAGAAAGCTCTGTATCGCGCACAAATCGCCTACTGTTAAGGTCAATCCCACTTATCTCGGCAATGACCCTAAGAAGCGAAACAAACTTTTCTTGTGCATACTTCTCTCGATTCCGAAATGCCTGATTTTCTTTTGCGGCAAAAATCTTGTTCAAGTAGCCTTTGAAACCTACTGCACTCGGGTCTAGCCTTGATGCCAAGTTCAACATGGCATCGAATGTCATCGTAACCTTGAGAAAGAAGTCTTGAACGCTTTCGAGGTAGGTGCTGATACTCAGGGCATTATTCTTTCGTTGGGCGGAATTCAAAGGTGCATTCCCGCCCCGAACTGAGTTTAAGCCTTTTTCAAGCATCTCTGCGCGGCGAGCAGCATCACTTAGATCTGCTTGCGTTTGAGCCAACCGACCCTCCGAGATCAACTCTTTCAACAGCTCGACAGCTTGGAAGAGATCACCTGAGTTTCGGTTTCTCAAGTCGGCAAAGGCAGTCACTAACTTCTGCCGCTCAAGGTTGTCGGCTTTTTCATCACCTTCTGGCAAATTAAGTTCTTCCTGTCTCAGCCTGTCAATCTCCGCAGTAGCAGTCTCAGGGTTTAGTTCACTGATCTTTTTGACTTCCTCGATGATATCGACCAACTCCGCTCCCGGGCCTTTACGCACTCCCTTCGCGTTTTTCTTTGGTTTGGCGACAGCAAATAGCTTGTCGAGATCGCCTTTCAACACGTTAACAACGTGCTTCTCCAGCACCTGTTGGACACGCTCTGCTCTTTGTTGGATCAGCTTGCTGCGCTGATTGACGCTAGCTTCTCGGAGCAACTGACCAAACCCCACAGTAGGGTTCTTGGGTGTGGCGGACGGGTCTACAGGGAACTTGGTCGTTCTGATGACGGAAGCCTTTAGCTCGGGCGGCAGGATCTCGATCAACCTTTCCAGATCTTGGACGTGCCGCATCTGGTTCAACCGTTGAGCGTAAGCACTGTTAGTCGCTTGAGAAAGATTGACGCTCAAGTTTTCTCTCAGCGCCTTGGCGGTGAGATTCCCATCAGAATCAAAAGCCTTCTTGCCGGGAGTTGCCGCCCAAGCATCGAACGCTTGCTTGACCGAAGTCACTTGATCCGGCGACAGGTTGTACTTAGAAATCAACTCCGTCACGCCAGCAGCATTAGAACCCTGGGCAATGACCTGCGCATCCGCCATCGGCATTTTGATGCGATTCGACCGTTGCAGATCGGGCCTTGCTTGATTCGCAATCTGATTGGCAAGATCAACCGCTTCTTTCAACGCCTCTTGGGTCAACCGAGTTGGCCTCCTTGCCTTCCTAGCCAGTGTCAACGTCGTCCCGGTTTGCGGCGCTGACGATGGCGGCAGTTGAATCACTGGAGGCGTTTGCTGACTGCGACGCTTTGCGGTCTCCAATGCGTTGATGACCGCATCTGACGGGTCGTTGTCAGTCACAAATTGGTCCAACGACTTCCCGCTCAAGCCCTGCATCCGGCTGAACATCAAAGTCTCCTGGGGGGACAACCCTTCTGTTGGATTGAAACTCTTGCCAACCTGCAACCCGGTTGCCTGCGCCAGCATGCCCTCGAAACGAGGACTGACGGTTTGATTGTCAAGTTGCTTCTGGAGACGCACTGCCCGCCGCATAACGTCGCTGACCCAGGTCTTGAGCCGAGTGAACCAAGATTGAACCTTGGCGGGTAACAAAGTAGAGGACGGGGCGCGGACTACGATGTAGTCCACCGACAGATCAGATGCCCACTCGATCACGCCTTCTAATGTGTCAGGCATGCGTTGATCCTCTGGCAGACCTGCCTCCAGCTTGCGCTTTTCCGCTAGGAGTTCTTCGACGGTGACTTCCTTAGAATCCAAGGCACGTTTGAACCACACTTGCGATTTCTCACGCACCAAGGTCTGCGGAGTTCTCGTTCCGGTCACCACAGCAATAGATGCTTGCTTCGACTGACTCGCATAGTCAACACTGTTGGCGCCCAGGACTTCATAGTCCTCGCGCAATGTTTCGACTCCGGGCGAAGATGCCGCCTCACCAGCATTGATGTTTGCTGCCGCAGTCGCTGCATCAACTGCCTGCTCAGTTGGTGCTGGCATCAATGCATCCAACTCCGCCGCCGTCTGAACAACAGTCACCCGATCCGGGGCTTGCCCTCGTTTTGCGTCTACTGCCTCCATCCACGCAATCATTTCCTGCACAGTAGCGGTAGACTCGTCGATGACCGCAGGAGCGACGGTCTCCGTTTGCGCCAGGAGGGCTTTTCGGACCTTGGTGATCCCGGCTTTCTGTTCAACTCCAAGTGCCTTCCGAATCTGACTGCGTTCGGCCCTGCTCAGTTGATTCCAAGTCGAGGTGTATTCTTCCTCTGACATGTTCCGCAGTTGCGTGATCTGGTCGGCACCCAGCAATTTTTCGACTGCCGAAGTTTCCTGCTGCTCCGGTTCGACCATCCCGGCATCTTGCACTGCCTGTCTGAGTTCGGCATCTCGTTCAAGAACAAAGTCCAGCACAGCTTTTGCCCGCTCCTGAAACTCCGCCTTACGTGCAGTCAGCATTGAACGCACTTCCTCGGTTGGGTTTTGGGCTAGGACTTTGTCAATTTCTTGAATGGCTGAATGCTGACCATCGATGACCTGTTGCGCCACCTCCTGAGTCATCCGGTTGATCGAAAATTGCCCCGCAACAATTGCTTGTTTTTGCGCCCCTCCAACAGAGTCCAGCAACCCTCCCGTGATAAAGCCAGCCGCGAACTCGCGTGACCGTCTGTCCGCATCGAAGATCTTCTTGGCGATAGGCTCAAGACCTTTGGCTCTGGCTTGGTCGTCTTGCTTTGCCCAAACGCCTGTAGCTTTCTCAGTGAAGTCAACCAGCAACCCGGAGACGTTTTCCTGCAACCCTTCCTTGATTCCCCCTCCAACAAACGTCGCAGTTGCTGCTGCACCGGGAACTTGGAAGATCGTCTTGTTTGCCAATCGAATTGCTTCGCGGCCCAAGGGAGTCTTTTCAATCAACTTCAGTTGTGTCCCGCCAACGCCAAGGAACTCAAGGGTGCCAATTGCGCTTCGCAAGCCCGCTAGATTGTTAATCTCTTCTGGCGACATGCCAACATCTTGACCAACTTGAGTGCCTTCTGCTGTTCCCATTGCAGACCCCATAAATGCAAGGCCACCTGAACCAAGAATTCTGCCAACTCCAACATTTACCACTCCAGAGGTCAACGCCTTCGGCAAATCACCCATGAAAAAGGTTTCTGCCAACTGTGGATTCTCTTTGAACTTTTGATTGATGCGAGCATTTCGAGCCTCGTTAAGTTTATTTCCCGCTTCAATCAAAGGAGGTGCCAACGCTGAACCCAACGCTTTTGGAACTCCGACAACCCAGATTTTGTTCATAGCCTCTGTAAGCTCTGGATCGAAGTAGGTGTTGTAGCCAACGTCTAGTTGACCGTTCTCATCTTTATCAATGTAGATGTCATGAAGTTCAGCAAAGGTGCTGACGAAACTTTCCCTCTGGTCTTCTGGGAGCGCACTGTACCTAGCTTTTATCAAGTCTTGCTGTTGCTTGGTCAGAACTCGTTGTTTGTTGATCCTGTCCTCACGTTCGACAGGCGTTTCGAGTCCACCTTGAATTTGTAATCCTGCGCCCTTAAGGGATTTGCTGACGATATCAACAGCCGTATTACTTACAGAAGCCTTTAGATGTTCTCCAACTAGCACTCCGTTGTCTAAAGCATTTCCTCTCCAGTCTTGAAAGTGTTGCAATCGCGCCGCTCTTGCTTGCTCCGGGCTTGATCCGATTGACCTAAGATAGCCTTCATAGGCAACACCCCAAGTCACGAGCAGAGCCAACTTATTTTCAGGACTGCCTTCTTTCCAAGAATTAGACGCAGCAACAACGTCCCACGGTGTTGGCTTGTTAAAAACAACAGGTGACTCTGGCATGATTATCTACTTGGATAAAAAACATTCAGTGCGCCTTCAGCCAGAATTTTTTCCCAGAAACTCATTTGTTTCTTAGACTTCCCAGCAAGTTCAGTTTTGGCTTTTTCAATAACTTCGGATGGCGTTTGGCCGGGAATGACGACGCCCGGCTCAAGATACTTATCTATGTCCACAGATTCCGTTGGCACACCAAGATCCTCAACGTATTTCAACACATCGGCAATAGGCGCAGTAGGTTTGTTTTTCATGTAATTTGTTACAGCAGTCTCTAAAGCAATCTGCGCTTTTGTCTGCATAACAGTATCCAATCCTGATTGTCCCACCGCAGCCTCAATCTGACGTTTTGCCTGACTCAAAATGATGCGTTGATCACTAGACATCGAGTCATCCACGCTCGGTTGTTGAAGAAGATCGGATAGATGACCGATAAACGAACTGTAATAGTCTTTGTGGATCTGATCTTTGATCTTCTCCCTGTATTTCCAAACGTCCACAAGTTTTGACGTAGGAGAAATCTGTTGGTTCATCTCAGTCCACAGAGATGTCATCACGTCGAAATCCGGTGGCCTCCCTTCCCTCCACTGGTCCAGCTTGGTTTTCTTTTGCTCAGGAGTCAGTGCAGTCGCATCGAGTTGTTGCCTAAACTCCGTTTCTGGAATGTCCGGTCTTTCCGCCAGCAGATTGTCTAACTCATCCATCTGCGAAATGCGGATTTCACTTTCTCTGCGATCAATGCCTTCTAGGGTCTTGATTTTATCCAAATCAGTCATCCACGAAGGTTTTGAATCCGTCAGGTAGTCTCTGACCCCCGACGGGTTTTGATAGATCTGGACAGTTAGATTTTGCCGTTGAATCTGCTCCTTCGCCTTGGTCAACCTGATGTCTTCCAAGTCCTGCGTGGAAAGGCCCATAGCAACTCTTTGAGCGGAGTATTGCGTAGCCGCCATCAAGTCTCCCCGAGCCACTGCCTCCTCGAAAGCAAACTCGCTTTTTGCTTTGGCAATGTTCAAGTTCTGCCGCATCGCCATAGTCTCCAAGCCTACCCGGTTCTCGGCCTCCCAGGCTTTGATGTTCTGCTCCAGCTTGCGCTTCAAAGGCTTGCTCATCCGCTTGTCCGGGTCGTTCAGCAGATCACCTCGGACAGATTGGACGACACCATCAAAACCACCTTTCCAGCCGCCCGGATCCTCCGACAACCCCGCTTTGTATCGCTCTGCCGCTCCCTTCATGATCGCGTCTGCCTCCATCAACTCGGCAGACTCCCGAGCAATGATGATGCGTTGCGCGACCTGTGAGATGCCCTGACCAATGTCGGTAATGGTTTGAGCGAAGGCTTGCCCGGTCTGAAACGTCGCTCGCGCCGCTTGCATCTCACCCTGGGCCAACTGCTCGCCCGACGCTTGAACTCCACCTACGCGCACCGCAGTCTGCGGGGCTTGCGTATTCAGCCGGACTCGACCGGCAGACACGGACCTCGGATTGACCTGTACAGCGTCCGGCCCCGGCATCATTTGCGCGAGACCGGTCTGCGCCGTGGGACCACCCGGCAGTGGGATGAGTTGTCGTTCCATTAGCGGTTACGGAGGTTTGCTTTATGGATAGCGGTTACGGAAGTTTGCTGTGTTAATTGCCGCGTTTCCAATGCCGGACAGGACGCTCAGTCCGCCCTGCGCTCGCATTGCTGCGGCGGATGCGGTTGCTCCTTGGTAGGCGGCGGCACCATAACGTCTTGTCAGTTTGGCTTGAGTAGCCAGATCACTGGCTTGAGACCGGATGTTCTTCGCGTTCAGTTGGCTTTCGTAAAGCGCAATGGCGGCCTCTTGTTCTGAGTTCCACGCATCCACTCTGGAATTGAACTTCCCTAGCTCCGCTGAATACCTCATGCCTCGCACATTCTCTGCGCCTTGATACGCCGCCATGTCTCCCTCGAAGCGGGTCATGGTTCCAGCAAACTTGGTTTGCCGCACTCGGTTGCCTGCTTCAGTCAACATGTCGAACCGATCAAGCTCAAGCCGGGTCGCAGATTCAACCAGGCGATCAAGCTCGGTCCCAGCCAATCGAAGTCCGCTTCTAACGGTAGCCACTCGTTGCTGTCCTAATACTGTCTTATTCTGTCTATACATCCGCACTGCGGAAGTCGTTGCCGCCGCCGCAAGATTCTGCGCCTCTAAATCGAACTGCGCCGCTTTCGCGTCAGAGAACTGTTTGCTTCTTTGGTTGGCTAACTCAACAATGTCCGCCGCCCGGGTAGCTTCAAAGTAATCGGTATCTGCTAGACGTTGGTTGATCGCGCTTTGTTGACTGATGCGCGATGCCACATACTGCCCGCGCCATTCCTCCAGCTTCGCGTTTTCGCGCAGTCGTCCAGCCTGGGCTTGCAGCACCTTTGCGTTCTCGTTCGCCACCTTGCGCTCGATGACGGCACCTCGCATCTGCGACTCCGCCGCCTTCCGTGAGGCACCGGCTTGACCGATGCCGCCAACAACGGAAGCGATTGATCCAAGTGCTGCGAAGAAAGGCATAGCTTTATTATATTAGAAAAGCGTTAGTAATCAAATAGTCTCGGTTGAATCCCACTCGATGCACAAGCCCAAGATCTGAGCGGGCAGTGGCGTTGCCTGCCGAAGTTTGAGCCTCGGCACCCTGCTGTGAATCCCGGCGACTGCTGCTTCTACTGGTCCAGTTCGCAGACTTGGCGGATTCTCGATATTCTCTGACGCCACCCTAGTTTGCAACTGATAATACACGTTCCGCTCCGCATCGGAGTATTCGATGCCGAACGAGTTGTAGAGGTCAACCAAGATACGTGAGATCTTCCCTATCTTGTATCGCGTCATTCCGGCCCGAGTGTTGGCCATAAGAGGCAACGTCTCAACAGTCGATGTCATCGGCAACCCAACACACACTACGGCATTGGTGACAGACCGATTCAGCGTGATTGACCCTGACGCAACAGTCACTCGGGGATGCGTTCCGCCTTCAACTAGCACATCGACTTGCGTTCCGTTTAGATAACTCAAGCCAGTTACTGTTACCCCTGTAACGCCCGTGACAATCTTCCCAGAATCAAGAAACAAACACTGACTTGCCGTCCCGGTTAAGACCAGATCAGGGGTCTCCGGGTGAAGACGTTCAATGCGTCGGTCATTCGATCCAGTGACTTTCACCGACACCCACACCTCATCCCCTGCCGCCCCGGGGATGGTCGCCACACTTTCAATCGTGCCAGCACTGTGAACGTGCTTGTGCCACCCCATCAACGATTCTGCCCGGTCATAGTTCACGCCTACTAGCTTGCCGTCCACTACTGCCCAGATGATAGGGTCAGGCTGCTGACTGGTCGCCATCTGAACGATGCCCTTGCTTGTGATATGTTCTGCCACCCTTGTCAAGTCTCCGGCGGCATAAGGATCTCGGGCAAGGTCGTCTCGTTGGGTGTCCAAGCCTATGTAGTCGCGGATCCGAGTCCCTCGACGCTCGACGAACAAAACGCTATCGTTTAATGTTAGTGCCGGCAGAGCAGCAGACCCATAAGCTGTAGACTTTTGCGCAGATGCGTTGTCTGGGTCAGATGCATTCCGAATCACCCATTCGTCCCCGGCAGTTCCGACAATCAACGCCCCGCCCCGGGAGATCAACCACTGGATCTTGTCTGCCGTCGAACTGTAAAGCGTTTGTTGCAGGGCGAGGTCCGGCGACTCAGCCTCCCGGCGGAAGTTGTCGAACTCGTCAATTGCGGAAGCGAACAGAGTCAACGGTTCGCGTTTGGTCCCAGCAAACCAAAGTCTGCCATCATGCAGAATGACCTGCCGGGGATAGCCATTAGGTTTGCTCCAAGACCCTTCGGCCCAGTATGTCGTCGCAGTCGTCGCTAGGAACGGCTCGATAATGTCCACCGTTACTGACGTGCTGCTCGCTCGCGCAGTGATCTTTGCGCTTCCCCATACTACTGGGTTAAGAGCATCGATAGTTGCCCTCGGGCTTCCTGTTGCGCTGGAGTAGTTGGTTGTCGTAACCCTCAAGTATGTTGGCTCGAAGCAAGTGCCGATGTATTCGATGTTTCGCTCTCCGGCGATCTGCCAAGACTGCAACACTTCCCAGGTGCTGTTATCTTTGCTTTGTTCAATGCTAATCGTTGAAACAAATGTCCCGGTTGTTTTGAAAACAAACTCTCCCTGAGTGAGGATAGACGATGACGAACTGTTACTGCTGATCGCCAAGGCCACCGTGTTCTCGGCGCGGACGTGTCCAATACGCCAGTGACTTCCGATGTAATCGTTACTTGTCCACAAGGCAGAAGATGCCGTCAAGGTGCGGGAATTGCCGCTGACATGGCTTGGCGTGATAGTCAGCGTTCCTACGTTCTCGTCAATAAATGGTTGTGCGCTCAGGGCAAACTCAGTCAACGTCCAGCTTGTGTCCGAAACCCGAACCAGTTTACGCGGAGCATAGTTCGGGTGGACGATGAACACAGTGTCGAGGATCTGCTCTGTCCGCAACTCATCGAGGTCTGTTGACAAATACGGAGTCGCAAACGTCACCGGGGTTCCACCACCACTGGTGACCAATGCGCCGTCTTTGTAAACTCGAGCAGTTTGATTGCCAAACGCCAACACCAGTGCTGTCGTCGAGGAGAAGCGAAACGGAATCAAGCGCACCTTGTTCTGCCCATGCGTGTCAATGTATTGGAACCCCGGACGGCGAGTGATCCCACCGTAGGGCAGCACCATGAAGTTCTCCAAAGATGCCACCGAGGAGTAATACCGCTCCATGTCGGAGCGGGGCCACAACCTCCGCGAGATCTCGCCACCGGCTAAACTGAAGACTTGGCTAGTCATTGATACCGGGCGCGGATAAGATCAGATTCCAAAAGCCTGTTGTTACGATGACCCATGCTTTCGTTGCCGTTCTGCCTGCTGGCTTTTGGCAGAAGCCCGCCTGGACCAAGGCACCTAGCTTCAAGCGATGCCGCCAGTTGCCAGTTCGCGTTGATTCCCACAGTGACCCGCGCCGCCAAAAGGGTAGCAAACGCTTCGACAAAGTCCGAAGGGTAAGCGTTCGGGTCAGTCTCCAGCTTCACATACCGCAATTTGCAGTCTTCTTCGTTCGTCAGGATCGCACCGCCTTCGACAGCAAACGGTGCGTTGGGGTATTGCTCAGGGTCGATGCCGTTCACTTCCAGCACTTGGATGCAATCAATCGGGAGTTGGAAGCGGTTGGCCCACCCGAACGCAGGAGCCTCTAGCTTTGCGGTCACCACTCGGGAAATAGCAAAGCTCCATGGCGCCGCCCGCAACAGTTCCGCCAACACCGAGTCGTAATGCGTCCTCAAGTATTCCGCGTTCACCGAGTTCTCGTCAACTGCGACAACTGCTTGTGCGCCGATCTTGGCTAAGGCAAGGTTGCAAATCTGGACTTTAGTCATAGCAGTGGTTGTATAGTAAAAAGGGGCGAGAGGTTATAACCCTCCGCCCCCCACTCCGAATCGCTCAGAGTAAAATCAAGCCGCGTAGGTCTGCACGGTGATAACTTTGTTATCATACCGGCGCATCCCGCCCATGCGCATCGTCACGCGCATCTGGCGAGCGTGAGAGGTTTCAGGAAGAACGTCAAGGTAGACCCGGCGTTGACCTTGGTAGAAGGTGCAAGCGGAGGGAACCCAAGCAATGCAGGTCCGTTTGTTGCTTGCCTTAGACAACCGTTCGGTGCGGATGAATTTGATCCCCATGAAGGAATCGACTTCGCCCGCCACCAAGGCACGAACCGTGTTGTAGTCCGCACTTTGGATTGTCGGAAGCGTAAGCAGATTGTCCAAGTCAGACTGCGACACTGCCATGTAGACTTGCTCGCCACCAGATCCGCTAATCCCTTGACCGGTCACTTCGTTGCGGGCCAAAAGACTTTTGACGTGGATCAGCTTTTCAAGAGTCAACTTATGCACAGCAGTGTCAGAAGCAGAAGTGTTAGCAGCACCACGAGCGCTCGCAGTCGCGTCGATATACAGTTTCTGAGTTTCAAGAAAGGTGGCATTGTCAGTTCCGGCAGCACCTTTCTTGGTCGTCGAATCAGAGACCAACGCATCGATGATGATGTCGTCGATCTGCCGACCGAAGTTAGCGAACATGCACTTCAATATCTCGGAGTCCGGGCGAGCAAGCGCACCGAGTTTCTCGTCATCGTATTCGTCGATAATCTTCGCGTCTTCGTACTCGGAAGCGGTCAGCCACCGGGAAGCGGATTCGACATCGCTCCGGTTGGTCGCCCCGGCCCGGAGGGTCTTCTTGGCCACCGTGTTCTGCGCCTCGAAGTCGTCGTAACGCTTGCGGTTCCCGTTGAGGTTGCTTTCAATCGTGACGTAGCTCTTGAGACGTTCTTCAAGCTGTTGCGCTTGATGCCCCCAGTTCTCGTTGAACAGGTCAACGACGTGATTAGGAAGATTCGTGATTGCTTGACTCATGATCTAGTAATTGTGAAAGTGTTTGGATTAGGGAGTAAGAAACGCACCAATGTTCCACCATCCGGTGCCGTCAAACAGCAGTTCCAGCATGCAAGTTTTGCTTGCAGTGACGTTGGCTACCGCAGGACCAGAAGCACCGGTAAGAGTGACACTCCTAGCCGTTCCATCAGCCGTAAGTCGGATGAAAAGCCTTTGTCCAGTTCGAGGCGCACCGCCGACCACTCCAGTTTCTCCGGTAGTCTTAGGATCGATGGTAATGTTCCCGGTAAGCGTGCCAATGATGACGATTTCGTTGTCAACGTAAGTGCCAGGGTTGGTCAAGTTGACTGTGGCAGCATAGGCCACCGATGTGGTCTCTCGGGTAATCTTTTCCCAATGTTTGCGAATTTCGGCCATGTTGTTCTAGTGTTAGTGGTTTGTATATGAGCAGTGTGAATAACGCAACAAAAAAGATCACATTTGTTGCGACCTGATATACATGTCCTCCACAAGTTTAATCGTTGCCGAGTCGCCGGAGTGATAGAGTCGATGTTTAGGGTTGCTCGGATTGCGGATGATGTCCTGCGCCATAGCCCTAGGATTCTCCGTCATCAGACTCAAAGCAGTGTCAGGCAAGCCCATGCCGGTTCGGATTCGAGGATCTTCACTCATCCAAGTGTGAAGCTGGAAGAACACCTCCGCCAATTTCGCGTCTTGGATCGCTTCGAGATTCACCCCGAGTTTGGTCGCCGCCACCTTGGCTTTCTCGGCATTCTCACCAAACTTGTCGCCCCACATCTGCCGGAGTTTTCCAACCTCCTGCTCAACATATTGCACGGTCTCCGCTTCAATCGCCTGAGATCTAGCAACCTCCCGGGCCGCCTCCAACTGCGCCAGTTCCTTGGCCACACTAGCAGGAACATGATGTTTGGCAAAGACCTCGGCAACCTTCTGCCCGTGCGCCGCATCCCATTCGCCTTGATAGCCTTCGGGGGCTTTGTCTAGGTTGTAGTCTCCAGCTTTGTCCGGTGCGCCCAACATAGTCCGAAGCGCATCGAGTTGCGACGGGGTAGCCTTGGCAATGTCTTTCGGAAGATTAACACCGTCCGTTTGCCTCAACCGATGCAGGTCCGAGAAGACCTCTGGAAGCGTCTGATACTTGCCAATGGTTGGCGCAAGGTCACGCAGATTGTCAGGCAAGGTGTCTGCCCAGTTCTCTCGGAACGTGCCGTCAGGTTGAACGTAATTCGCAAACGGCCCGGTTACGGTTTCGGTCGTCGTTGGCGTTTCGGCACTGCTGTTGGTTTGGGTGTCCATGTCTTTGCTTTGTTAATTTCGATCTTGAGAATCTCCACGATGTCTTGTCGCCCGCCAATTGCTGCCGCCCGCAAAGCGTCGTATCCGGCAGCATCGAACGGGTTCTGGCCGGTCCAGCTTTGCTCCTCCAAGAAGCCGATGATCAAAGGGAAATCCTCGGACTGAGCGAACCGCAACATTGCGTTCACCTTGGCTTCTTCATCCGCTGCATCGTATGCCCCTCGGTGTGTCTGTCGTCTCATTGCAGTTGCTGTTCTTCTTGCATCGCCACCATTTGCGCCTGCATCATCTGCCGCTGTTGCTGCAACCGAAGCACCTCGCCTTCGGAGCGCAGCATGTTGGTGTCTGCACCGCTAGACCGGAACCTTGCACGGACAATCTTCGGAATGTCGAACTGGTCAGCAACCGTTGGATCCACCTGCATGAGCGGAAGAGTTTCGCCCACCGTGCCAAGTGCAGCGTAGTCGGACTGCGCTCGAATCTCCAAACCGATGCGCGAATTGAACTCAACCTCTGGCACCCGGAGGAACGCTCCACTCTCGTTCATCTCGGTCAGTTCTGGAGGAATGTCAGCAGGGAGTTCTCCAGCTTCGGCAAGTGTCGCAAACAACCACTTGCCCAACGGCTTGAGCAGTTCGTCCGCAAGCAGATCGAAGGTGGGTGAGGCATTGTCCATCTTCTCGCCCATCCGCGCCCTGATCTCCTCGGCAGTTCGTTGCCGGTCGTCCATCTGAGCAAACATCTCGAATAGATCCACCATGAACGCTTTGCGAATCCGTTGCCGCTTCAACTCCGCACGCTGATGACTGATGTCGATCCGCCCGTTGGTGAGCCACTCTTCCGGTTTCTGACTCATGTCTTCGATGACGGTCACGCCACCAGGGCGGAAGTCCACCCGCCCTGACATGGTCTCCGGCACCAAGATCCGAGGATTGACCATCGCATCGACCAAAGCATCCGACATCTGCTCCAGCCGGTTGACCTGACACAATTCAGGGTAAGCGTAGAAGGAGGGCGACCATCCGAACGGCGCCATCGGGTTGCTGCGCGTCCACGTCAGGTAGCGGGTCACCAAATACGGGGAATCGTTCAGCCCGCCTTCGCTCACGATTTGGCCGGACGAGTAATGCACCCAGGTTGATCGATACCGCATCTTGGTCCACAGTGGTGATGCCGGGTCGTAGTCAGGGTTGGGCATCGCAAGGTGGATGTAGTCCGCAGTCTCGTTGTTTTGGCGAGGATTGACAGCAGCTTCCTGAATCTCTTTCGGAAGATTCTCCATGCCGTAGATCGCCGCCGCCGTTCGATGACTGTAGCAACGCTTCACACCCACAGTGTCGATGACATCGTCCGGTCCCATCGCGCAAACGAAATCGCCTTCGCACCGGAAAGACAGTTTACGGTTTGCCGAATCCCATGACCGCAACAAACACGCAGTCCCGAACCCGGAGCGTTCAAGGTAAAGCTCGAAGATAGCGTTATAGAAGTTGCTCTTGAGCAGATGCATCTTCACGATCTTGGCGCATTCCGCAAGGTAGTCGAGAACGTCGTCAGTCTCCTCTACGCCAACCGGGGCCGAGTAGCCCAGCCACCCACCTTGTCGAGGTGTCATCCACGCCAGTTGCCCCCTCGCGCATGTCAGGTTTGCCTCGATGCCGGTGCTGTCGAAGATGTCGGCATGAATCCGCCGGTCAGGGGTGCCTGGGTTGCTGCCACTCGTATTCGACGAAAGATCGTGATATCGGCGAGGTTGGATGTATTTCGCCAGATCCCGGAACGTGCTTCGCCATGGACCCGCCGCCGACTCCATGTCATGATACATCCCTTTGATTTCTTGCCCTGTCATTACCTATGATTGCGAAATTTCTCCACCAAAACGTCCACCACACCGAGGACAAGAATGCCCACGAAGATCCAGCCTGCCATACCTGCGATCAACTCGTTCACGCCCCGTAACGCATACCAGAATTGATTGCCGCCCCAAGGAAGCCGCCGGTCTCCCCTGCCGCCAACGTGCCGAGGATTCCAGCCTTTGCACGTCGCCGCCGGATTTCACGCCCAACCTGCATGGAATTGTCCACCAGTTGCGTTGCCGGGTCAGCAGAAGGCATTCCGGGCATGCCCATGCTGTTGGTGCTTAGTTGCGGAGGATTCATCATCCAACTTGGCATAGTCGCGTTAAGAATGGCAGGACGGCGCATCATGATCTAGCATTCACATATAATGACTACAAATGCAAGATGTTTAAGCGGGCCACCATGTAACCGAGTATCCAATCTCGCTTCGTTCTTCGATGCGTTGGATCTCTCCTTCCCTAAGCAACTGTTGCATAACAGTTGCAAAGCGCAGCTTCACGTTGTCACAATTGATCTGCCGGTTTGTTCTGCCTCTGTCACGCAACGCCTTCAGCACGTAAGGCCAAAGCTCTGCGGATGTTCGCCCGGGATTCTTCCCGATCACCTCGATGACGATCTCGTCGTACGGAATTACCATTTAATTACCTCCAATTTTCCTTTTCGTCTTTCGCCAAAGGAGTTTGGTGATGCCAATCCCAGCTTGAAGGCATCGGCAAACGTGCGAAATGCATCCGCGCAGTGCGATGTGTGGTCGTGTAATGGTTGCTCCTTGAATCGACCGTTGTCGTTTTTCACGTCTTTTCGATAGGAAGCCAGTAGCTGTAGCCCGTGTTTGCATCTTGTGTGAAAACAAAACGAGTCGAGCAGTCCTCTTGCTTCGTTGATGCCGATCCACTTGTCAGTAGTTCGGGGAACAACAATGCAGTTTCTCAAGCCTGCTGCTTTTGCTTCGGTAAGGAACGTCTTACCGGAAAGACTATGGTGCGCCGCATCGTGCGGGAGAAGGTGCCTAGCCACCGTGATTTCCAAGTCCCTCTCCCAAGTGGCAATGACTGATGCGTAGTGATCGATGGGTTGCCCGTTGCTTTCGTAGTAGGCAATCGCCCGGAAGTCTAGCTTGGTCACTTGGATAAGCCAAATGGCAGTAGAGTCTGAGTGTCCCAAGTCCCAAGCGGCATAGATAGGATGGAACTCCTGCGGGTAGAAATCCCCGAACCGGCCTTGCGCCTTCAGCTTGCTGACCTGATCGCCATAGATGGCACCCTCGATAGGGGCGCGGAACATGTCTTGCGGAGTAGCGGGCCATTCGCGGAACGCTCGTCCCTTCATCTTGCGATGCTCGTTGGCCCAGAACATTTTCTGTTCATCCGTCAGCCTGACCCCGTCTTTTTCCCAGCCGGCAAAAACTTTGTTAGTCTCCGGCGTGACATGCACTGATCCCACAGGCAACTGGTTTTTAGAGTCCATCTGGAAGCCGAAGAAGAGGAACTTGAACTCTCGCTTGTGCAGTTCCGCTCCCATCCGCCCTTGCGCTTCCTCGATGAGATCGTAAAACAACCCAGACGGCGGGCCTTTGTAGGTGGACTCGATGTCAATCGTACACCCGGTAGCCACTGCCGGGAACGCACCGTCGATGATGTTCTGCGCGTCCCGGGGACGTTCGTCGCAGATAGGTCCGAACTCTGATATGTGCAAGGCTTGCAATGTGCCACCTCGGAAGGTCGTCGAGCAACTGTAGGTGGAACCGTTTGACCATTCCATCCACGTCTCGCCCCTGCTGGTCAGCTTGATCTTGTTGTGAATGTATTGATGGATGCTGTCCCTAGTAGCCTGCGAGACTCCGGGGATGTGCAAGCCGATCCGCTCCCATGCCTCCTGTAGGATTGCCATCTTGCCCTTGGCATCGTCCAGCTTGAAGTCGATGAGACCGCAGGTCTGCGTGTCGTTGAAGATCGCCCGGTCGAGGTTGCCCAGGCCGATGCGGGTGGAGAACCCGGCACGTCTAGCCTTGGTCA